ACCGGTGCACTGCTAAGCGAAGATTACCATTTTTGTGAACTGTGGCGCAACCACGGTGGCAAAATACACGCCCACCCGTTCATCAAGCTGCACCATGTAGGCACGTATGTGTTTGGTGGTGACATCCTGAAGAGCGGCGGCAATCTTAAATAAGGAGCAAATGAAATGAGAAACATGAGAAAGAAGAGCAAAGCGTCGGGGATTATGAAACTGTTGAAGCAGGGTTATACCGTCTCACAAACCCAAGACCGTATGGCGGTGAGCGGAAGTTACATCCACGCGATTAAGAAGCAGATGCTGGCGGGAGTAGAAGCCGAGGTGGAACCTGTAGCTACCAAAACGGTTATACAGCCAAGCTACAACCCCGAAGCCGGTGAGTATATCGTAGTCGAAGGGGCCAAGTCTATCAGCGAAATCGACGCAATCCTTAACCAACGTGCATCCACTTACGGTAGCTTCAAAGACGTAGCCACGGTAGCGCAACAATTGAAGCATGTTGCAGCATCACATACCATTGCCGCTGGCATAGAACTTGCACACGACCAAATTGAAGCCCTAGAGATGATATTCACCAAGATTGCCCGTATCGTGAATGGCAACCGCAACCACGTGGATAACTGGGTGGACATTGCTGGCTATGCGCAGCTTGTTGCCGACCGTTTGCAAGGTAAAGTACGGTGATTGACGCACAACGTGCGATGGAGCAAGCGGAAGCAACAGCCGAATATTACGCAAACCGTGGGGTGGAAACCTACCAGCGTATTTTTGGTATGAGTATAGACAATGACCCCGTTGCAGCAGCTACGTTCTTGGCTGGATTTATGCAGTCTGCGGCGATAGATTACCACGCTTGGTCCACCCAACAACCTAAGGAATAACTCAACATGACAGCTTGGTCCTACAGCAGCATCAAGACCTTCGAGCAGTGCCCGAAGAAATACTTTCACCTCAAGGTGGCCAAGGACGTTAAGGATGAGGCTGGACCCGCTGCGCAATATGGGACCGATTTCCACGAAGCTGCCGAGTTGTTTATCAAGGATGGCACACCAATCCCGCCTAAGTTCAAACAGTATGCTAGCGTAGTGGAAGCGCTAGCAAACTTCCCCGGCCAGAAGCACACCGAGCTTAAGCTGGGTGTCCGCAAGACGTACAATGGCTACGAACCATGCGGTTTCTTCGATAAGGACGTATGGTGGCGCGGTATCGTGGACTTGCTGATTATTGATGGGTGGAACGCCCACATGATTGACTACAAGACCGGAAAGAACGCCAAGTATGCCGACATGAAGCAGCTTGACCTTATGGCGGGTGCCATCTTTGTGCACTTCCCAGAGGTAAAACGCATCAAGTCAGGCTTGGCCTATGTGGTTAGCAACGAGTTCCCGAAGAAGACCCACCTCATAACAGAGAAGTCGCAGTACATGTCCGTGTTCGACAAGCAGCTAGACCAGCTTGAGGCAGCAATGGACAACGGCGTCTGGAACCCAAAAACTTCTGGACTATGTTCTTTCTGTCCTGTAACGTCCTGTGAACATTGGAGGCCACGGAGGCGGTAGTTATGGGGAGATTTAAAGACCTTACGGGGCAGCAGTTCGGGCGGTTGGCGGTAGTGAGTTATATACCGGACCGTCGTCGCACTGGGGGTCCAGAGGGGGCGTGGATTGTGCAGTGTGACTGCGGCACATACAAAGCGGTACGCCCCTATCTACTCACTAGTGGACAGCAGCAAAGTTGTGGATGTCTCGCACGAGAGAAAGCTAGCGAGCGGTTACGGACTCACGGTAAGACAGATACCTTTGAGTTCAACGTGTGGACTGCGATGCGGAAGAGGTGCAATTACACCAAGCACCCTAAGTACCACCTGTACGGTGGTAGGGGTATAACAGTATGTCCTCAATGGGATGATTTTACGCAATTCTTAGCTGATATGGGTGAGTGCCCTTTCGATAAAGGCTCGATTGAGCGGCTAGATAATGATAAAGGGTACGAACCTGCTAACTGTGTTTGGTTGCTTAAGACAGAGCAGTCAAAAAACCGCAGGAACAGGAGAACGTGATGCCCTACAAGAACAAAGCGGACCGCAAGTACGAGAACGCTACCAAGTACCAAGCTAGCCCAGAGCAGAAGAAGAACCGCGCTGCGCGTAACGCCGCACGTGCTAAGCTCATGAAGGAAGGCAAGGTCAAGAAGGGTGACGGTAAGGATGTCTCCCACAAGGTGGCTTTCGATAAGGGCGGCAGCAACAAACAAGGTGTGCGCGTCGAGAGCGCCTCAACCAACCGCTCATTCAAGCGGGACAGCAAACGAAACCTAGTGTCAGAAATTAGCAAACGAGAACGGAAGAAATAATGCAAAGCGTTGACGATAAGGTGCTACTCGTCAAGACTACCGACCCCCAGACCATTACCGACAATATCAAGAAGAGCGCGGTATATAGGCAGGATGGGGGTACGTACGAAGTAGCAGTGAAGTGGGGCCTCAAGGAAACCAAGGCGCTCATGAAGCTTGGCGTAGATAACCCGCCATCCCCAATCCAGAAGCAGTATCAGTGGACGGGCAAGCACAAGCCGTTCGACCACCAGAAAGAGACTGCCTCCTTCCTCACCCTCAATGATAAGGCATTCTGCTTCAACGAGCAGGGTACGGGTAAGACCGCATCGGTTATCTGGGCTGCGGACTATCTGCTCAAGCTGGGCGAGATTAAGCGCATCCTCGTGCTGTGTCCGCTATCCATCATGAAGGCTGCATGGCAGCAGGACTTGTTCACCTTTGCGATGCACCGCTCGTGTAGCGTAGCGCATGGTACAGCCAAGCAGCGTGAGAAAATCATCAACGCTGGCAACGAGTTCGTCATCCTTAACTTCGACGGGCTGGCAGTGGTAGAAGATGCCATCATCAACGGTGGCTTCGACTTAATCGTGGTGGACGAGGCTAGTGCCTATAAGAACGCGCAGACCAATCGTTGGAAGGTGCTTAGCCGCATCATGAACACCATCAAACCGCGCCTTTGGATGCTTACTGGTACGCCAGCAGCACAATCACCACTGGACGCCTACGGGTTGGCCAAACTAGTCAACCCCGACAACTGCCCCAAATACTACGGCTCGTTCCGCGATAGCGTCATGTATAAAGTGACGCAGTTCAAATGGGCAGCGAAGCCACAGGCAGAGAGCATCGTGCACAGGGTGTTGCAACCTGCCATCCGGTTCGAGAAGAAGGACTGTCTCGACCTACCCGATGTCACCTACATGGAACGCGAAGCGCCACTCTCCAAGATGCAGTTCGCCTATTACAAAGTGCTTAGGGACGAGATGTTGTTCGAGGCAGCAGGTGAGGAAGTTAGCGCGGTCAACGCAGCGACCAAGATTAACAAACTGCTGCAAATCAGTGGTGGTGCGGTCTATTCGGATACTGGCGAGGTCATCGAGTTCGATGTGTCCAACCGCATCAAGGCTGTGATTGAGGTCATCGAGGAGAGCAGCCACAAGGTGCTGGTCTTCGTGCCCTTCACGCACACCATCCAGCTACTACAGGATGCGCTAACCAAGCACGGTATCTCATGTGATGTCATTAACGGCAAGGTGCCAGTGAACCGGCGCAGCGAGATTGTGCAGGAGTTCCAGACGCGCACGGACCCACATGTGCTTATCATCCAGCCACAGGCTGCATCGCACGGGCTGACGCTCACGGCAGCTAACACTGTTATCTGGTACGCACCTGTTACGAGCGTGGAAACCTACCTACAGGCGAATGCCCGTATCAATAGGCCGGGGCAGAAGAACAACATGACCGTTGTCCATATTCGGGGTAGTGACGTAGAGGCTAAGCTATATCACATGCTGCAGCACAACATCACAAACCACGAAAAAATTATCGACCTTTATAGGCAAATCGCCACAGATACCCCTTGACACTGTAAAATGTTAAGTTATTCTGGCACCGTCTTAGGACGAAGGAGCAATCATGACCGAAACAGAATTACCCGTTAGTGATATGGTGGCAGTTTACCGGAAAATCCGGTCTGCTATCGACGAGAAGGAAGAGCAGCACAAAGAAGCGATAGCTGCCCTTAAGGACCAACTCGAAACAGTAAGCAACAAGCTACTGGAAATCTGCAACGAGCAGAACGCCGATAGCATCAAGACCCCCAGTGGCACAATCAGTCGGCGTATTAACGCTCGGTACTGGACGAGTGACTGGGAAACGATGTATCGCTTCATCAAGGAAAACGATGTGCCGCAACTCTTGGAGCAGCGCATCCACAACGGCAACATGAAGCAGTTCCTGCAAGAAAACCCCGAAGCCTTTCCGGCTGGGCTGCAGTGCGACCGCAAGTATGTCATCCAAGTACGTAAACCAACAGCTAAGTGAGAGAAACAATGGACGAAGAAGACCAACTGTTCCGTGAAGACGACCTTCGGGACAACGCGCTGCATAAAGCGCTATCACTAATCCAAGTCCTTGGAGGCAGGGTGGACCAGACAAAGCCTGACACCCAAGCTACCATCGACATTGCCCAAGCATTCTACACATTCCTCAAGGGAGAAACTAAGTGAGCAATCTTTCTATCTTCAAAGAGTCCGGTGCAGTTTCGACCGCATCAAAGCGTGAGCTAACTGGCCTCGCCAAGACCCTCGCGGCTACCAGCAACATGCGCCGCATCGCCACCAACACCAACGGCACTTTCAAGCGCATGATTAACGGTGAGCAGATTGGCAACGCCATCCGTGGTGAGTTCAACGCCATCATCGTTGACGCACTACCTAAGGTTAGCCGCACGTTCTATGCTGGCAAGTATGACCCCAATGCGAAGGCTACGCTGCCTGACTGCTGGTCGAACCTCGGTGATAAGCCAGAGGCATCTGCCTCCAACAAGCAGCACTCCAACTGCGCTGACTGCCCACAGAACGTAAAGGGTTCCGGTGAGAATGGTGGTCGTGCATGCCGCTTCCAACGCCGCATCGCTATCTTGATTGCAGGTGACCCAACTGGCGAAGTCTACCAGTTCAACGTGCCAGCCAAGTCGCTCTTCGGTAAGGGCAACGGTAACGTGCACCCGTTCGAGAGCTACGTGAAGTATCTTCTGGGTAACGGCGAAAGCCCTGACACGGTTGTGACCAACATCAGCTACGACTTGAACGCTGACAGCATGGAACTGCTGTTCACACCGCTGCGCGGTATCAGCGACGAAGAGTACGCGCTGGTCGTTGCGGCACAGGCTGACCCCGAAACCAAGAAGTACGTGCAGCTTACTGTTTCTGCCGCTGCCGCTGATGCTGCTGCGAAACCAGCCGCAAAGGTTGAACCGAAGCCAGAGCCGAAACCCGCTGTCACTCGCTCCGAAGAGCCAGATGATGAAGATGAAGCCCCCGCTGAACCAGTCAAGCGCAGCGCCAAGCCTACTGCCGTTGAAGAAGCTCCTGCCGCAACTGGTGACCTCGCGTCTATCGTGAGCGCTTGGGGCGATGACGCAGAAGATGAGGACTAAGTATGTCGCAAGGCTACAGCCTTCGACTACGCGACCTTAACCGGAGGGCACCCAACAAAGCGTTGGGTGTCCGCCTCGGGCGGGTGTGCATCAAGCACGACGTTCCAGTTACGGTAGTAGCGAAGATGATGGGCGTTACTCGTCAGACGGTATACAACTGGTTTGTGGGTGCATCTAATCCGCAATCAGCACTGGTTACCTTGGTCGAGTCTTACATCGCCCAATTCGATTAAGGCATAAGCCTATTGGTATTAAAAGCATATGCGAAAGGTAGCTTTCGCTGACTGGCACACATGACACAATTTGACCTCTTGAATGCTGTGCAGCCATCCTCCGGATGGTTTGCCGTGCTTGGTATCAAGGGAGTCGATAATATCAGACAGCACCTCGTGGAGACCCGCGAGGAAGTAGACGAAATCGCCGCTTTAATGGTGCAACAGGAGCGGAATGTTTTCTTCGGTGTAGCAAAGTACACTGATGGATCAGGCCGAAAAAAGAGCAACGTAAAAGCAATCAAGTCTTTCTGGCTGGACATCGACTGCGGACCTACCAAGGCAGTAGTAAATCCTAAAACTGAAAGGCCGGATGGTTATATCGACCAAGCCACCGGTCTCGCTGCGCTACAGAAGTTCTGCAGCACTATCGGCCTACCCAAGCCCATCCTCGTTAATTCGGGGCGCGGGTTACACGTATACTGGCCGCTAACCGAAGAAGTGACCCGTGAGCAGTGGGAGCCTGTCGCTGCACGACTGCGCGAACTTTGCCTGACCCATGACCTTTACGTCGATAACAGCGTGTTCGAGGTGTCGCGGGTACTACGTATACCGAATACCCTGAACTTCAAGGACAACCCAGCTAGCACAGTATCGGTAATCCATGAGGGTAAGCCGACTCCGTTTGATGTGTTCGTGACCCTACTTGGCGTCAAGATGCCTTCGACGGAACCGTTGCCAGCTAAGCGTCCGCTCACTGCCCTTGGCAAAGCCCTGCAGGAAAGCATCGGCAAAAGCTTCAAGCGCATCATGACGCGCAGCGCCAAGGGTGAAGGATGTCAGCAGCTTCTCGACTGCTACCAGAATCAGACCACCATCTCGGAGCCTCGGTGGTTCGACGCCCTGTCGGTAGCAAAGTTTTGCGACGACGCAGACAAGTCCATCCACCTACTGTCGAACCAGCATCCTGATTACGACCCCGGCAAGACGGTGCAGAAGATTGCTCACATCGAGCAGCCACACAACTGCGCCACCTTTGAACGGAATAATCCCGGCGGCTGCGCTGGGTGCCCACACTTCGGGAAGATTAAGAACCCGATAACTTTGGGCATGAT